CTGGTCGAAGGGATCTCAATTTGATTCATTTGATGGCGCTTGCATCTGTTGTTAGTCATGCAGTGATCTTGCAAGCAGCGGCCCAGCCGGTTAGAGAATTTAATCCTTTGATATTTGGGGGTGCGATTCCTGCGTTGATATCAGTGTTTTCGAAAGATAATGTGACTATTAATGTTATGAATGATACGATTTTGGCTGATGTTGTTGAGGCTGTTGATACTGTGGTTCATCCTATAAATCACTTGATGATGAGCAGAGTTGGACAAACTATTCTTGGTTTTGCTGCTCTTGCTGTTCTTTTTCTTGCGATTTTGATGTTCTGGCTTTTGGTTTTCCCTGTTGTGAGATTGATGTTTAAATTGATTGGGAAGTGTGGTTGCATGGCTTCTTGCTGTGCGACTTGGCCTTTCCGAGTCTTTAGAGATTGTCTCTATGGGTGTGGATCAAGAGCGAGATTGCAATGGAGGATGCTTTGGTATAGATGGCCCAAAGATGTTGTCGATGTCGAAAATGGAACGTATTCGAAAGTTATGACGGATAGTAATGGAATGTATCTCGCCGATGGGAAGAGGAAAATTTATTTTGGTGCGATAGATAATGATGGTTTGGCTAAATTGATGCTTTCTCAGCATGCGAGAGTTGGAGGTGTTGAGAAAGAAGCAATAGTGCCGAATGGCAAGTTCTATCGTAGAGAATTACCTAGTTACCAAGGTGAGATTACAGCAGGTTTGGATCATATAGGATTCTTCAGCAGAATTGAGTATAAGGGTAAACCATGTGTTCTCACTGCTATGCATGTTGTGGAAATGAATATTATGTCGGACTTGTATTTTAGAAAAGGTCAACTTAAAATACCTTTTGAGTTAGCTGATTTGAGAGTTGAGGCTGCCAGCCCAACTGATGAGCTCGATTTTTTGATCATGTCCACCACAAATGCGGTTTTTAGTAAGTTGGGGATGACTAAGGCTAAGTTTGCTACTCGTATAGCAAAAAGAAGCTCAGTTTTTGTGCATCAATTTGTGAATGGCCAGTCTGTTTACAGTCATGGTAGTTTGCAGGAGAGCGCTGGTCCATTCAGAGTCAAGCATTTTTGCTCGACTATGAAGGGTACTAGTGGTGCTCCTATTGTTAATGTTAAGAACGAGATAGTCGGTGTTCATCTTGAAACTGAAAATGGTGAGAATTTTGGAGTTATTCCTCCATGTCTCTA